ATATTCTTTCTGGCGGTTTATTGGGTTCAATCTTTGGTGGCATCTTTCGGATGGCTCCAGAAGTCCTTAAATGGATGGATAAAAAGAATGAGCGTGAGCATGAGCTAAATATGTTCAAGTTCCAATGCGATCTGGAAGCTCAACGTGGTCAACAGAAACTCGCAGAAATAGGCGCACAAAGAGAGGCCGCTGTTGATGTAGGTGTCATGAATGCCTTTCAATCAGCCATAGAACAGCAAGCAACGATGGTTAAAGCAGCAGGTGGATGGGTAGCCTCACTTTCTGCTTCTGTGCGTCCTGTAGTCACCTATTGGGTTCTGTTTGTGTGGTCATTCATCCATGTTTGGTTTGCCTATAACGCATGGCTTGGTGGTGCTCCCGCTGTTGAAGTCTTTAAAACAATGATGACACCAGACTTTTCTGCTTTGCTATCAGGAACTATTAACTATTGGTTTCTTGATAGAACTCTGTCTAAGCGTGGATTATGAACTTAGAACTGGCAGCAGAACTATGTAAAAGGTTCGAGGGCTTTCGTTCTAAGCCCTACCTTTGCCCCGCTAACGTGGCTACGATTGGCTACGGGTCTACATACTATGCCGACAAGCGTAAAGTGACCTTAGAAGACCCTCCAATGACTCAGGAAGAGGCTCATTTGCTTTTAATGGTTGAGCTAGAACATACCTACCTACCAGGCGTTGTCAGAAACTGCCCCATACTTCTGACAGACGAACGTAAGTGCAATGCCATTGTGGATTTTTGCTATAACTTGGGTATTGGCAGACTCCAAACATCTACTCTCAAACGGAAAATCAATGCCCAAGATTGGGAAGGGGCTAAAGAGCAACTCATGTTATGGAATAAAGGCGGTGGTAAAGTTCTAGCAGGTCTGACAAAGCGCAGAGTTGCTGAGTGCGCCTTGTTAAATTAAACTGTAACAATTCTTGTATAAGGTGTTGAAATGCCTAACATTCCTACGCCAGAACAATCACAACTGTTTGCACAAAGTGTCAGAAAGTGGCAACAAGTGCTGAGTCTGGGTGATTGGAGAATAGAGAAGGGAAGCAAGCCAGCCAAATCTGCAATGGCTTCTGTTGAGTTTACTCCTAATGCAAGACTTGCTGTTTATCGTTTGGGAGACTTTGGTGCTGAGAAAGTCACCCCAGAGTCTTTAGATCAGACTGCTTTGCATGAGCTACTTCATGTGTTTCTACACGATTTAATGACTGTGGCTCAAGACCCTAAGTCATCTCAAGATGAGATTGAAATGCAAGAGCATAGGGTCATCAATCTGCTAGAAAAGTTACTGTTCAAGGATTATCATGGTATCTACTAATGGCATGAATTCCTGTACTGACGAGCAGTTTATAGAACTGTGGGACAAGCACCGATCTGTTACAAAAATAGCAAAGATTCTAGGCATCACTGAAAGAGCAGTTAACTACCGCAGACGAAGCATGGAAGAAACCCATGATGTCAAATTGGGAGCTAATGACTCTCGTAGTGCCAAATATGATGCTAAGAGGCCAAAATCTTTCTCTCCGCTAAAACAAGTAGACCTTGGCATCCTAGACGGGTGCGTGATTGTGTTCTCTGATGCTCACTTTATACCTGGTCAACGAACAACAGCCTTTAAAGGGCTTCTATGGGCTATACAGCACTTTAAACCCAAGGCGGTGATATGTAATGGGGATGCCTTTGATGGAGCGTCTATATCTCGCCATGATGTAACTGACCAACCACAGACTTCTGTTATCCAAGAGTTAAAAGCTACGCAAGGTGCGTTGGGTGAGATAGAGGAAACCGCTAAAGCAGCAAGACACAATGTAAAGCTCCTGTTTACATGGGGCAACCACGATATTCGGTTTGGCAATAGATTAGCGCAACACGCACCACAATTCAAAGAAGTTTTAGGGTTTAAGCTGACAGACCACATTACCGAGTGGGACTTCTGTTGGGCAGTATGGCCTACTGAGCAATGTATTATTAAGCATAGATATAGGGGTGGAATTCATGCTACTCATAACAATACTGTCAATGCGGGGGTGTCAATCATTACTGGACACTTGCACAGTCTAAAGGTCACTCCTTTTAGCGACTATAACGGGGTTCGGTATGGGGTAGATACAGGAACTTTGGCTGAGACTGATGGCCCACAATTTACTTATGCTGAGATAAACCCTAACAACCACAGATCAGGGTTTGCGGTGTTAAACTTCTTCAATGGTCAGCTTTTATGGCCTGAACTCGTCCATAAATTTGATGAGGACATGGTTCAGTTTAGGGGTGAAGTGATTGATGTAGGTGCATTTTGAGTGCTTGGCTAATCATCTTGACGGGGGCAATCTATGCCTACATTGCGGGTGAACAGCTTTGGAAAGATAACCCGCAAATGGCGATTGTCTATGCGGGTTATGCGTTTTCAAACGTGGGGTTGTACTTATTAGCTAAGTAAGTTCCTTTTGGAAAGCCTCATTAGGCAATAGTGCGCCTCTCCTTGAATAGAATGGAAGCATGATGGCATCTAAAGGATTCCACCCATAATAAACTCTTGCTCTTGCTCTACTATATTTAACATTCTTTATTCTACAAGCCTCCTTTAGACAAACCTTTTTGCCATCAATTTCTACAAAAATATTTGTATTTCTATTTTGTTGTTGTTCGGCATGGGTTGCCCATTTACAGTTATCTGGACTGTATGGTTTTGAATTATCAATTCGTTCTATAGAAGTATTAGGTGGTCTTTCACCCATATCTTCTAAGAAACAATCATACGATTTCCATCTATCAACAGGTGTTTTATCTTTGTATAAATGATAACTCTTGTGTTTAACATCGGTACATCTCGCCCACATAGATCGCCAAGTATTGTATGTTCTTGTCCTTATCCCACCATGTGTTCTATTAGCTTTATCTTTACTCATCTCACTCTCCGCAAAGGCTCTTGATACTTCTCAGGCGGTGGTGGCAGCATCTTCTCTGAGGGTGGAGTCCATCCAAACTTTCTCCAGATGGCTTGAACGTCTGAGCCTGAAGACCATTTAAAATCCTTGTTTGGCACTGAAGGGTAACTGATCTTGGAATACGGGGGTTTTTCTATCATTTGACGGCTTTCATAATTCGTTGATTTCTGCCAAATTTGCCACGTTTGACACCTGATACTTCGATAAATCCCTTGTCTAACAAAGCACGATAACGGGCTGTTATTGAGGAATATGGGTAGTTTGGATACATCGCTAGTATCTCGTCTGAGATACACCCGTCAGGAAAGCCCTTTATAGCCTCATAGACAAGACTTTCTAGCTTTGGGGTATCAACTGCTTGCGCCGCCTGATGGCTCGTTGTGGGGTCTTCTCTTCTAGCCAGTTTAAACGCTGGCGTACCAAAGAATCTCTCCATCGACTGTTTCATGTTGTCAAAAATCATTTATTAACTCCTATTGGTTGGGGCTACGACTGCTCGCCTACTAGCTTTCAAAAAAGTAAAAACAGCTTTCACCCCGAGAAAAGTTTATCAGAAAGGCATTGATTCGTCATCAAATCCTGTTGTTTTAGAACGCTCAGAAGGCTTTGGTTTGTATTCTTCCTTGGGTGATACTGCCAAGCCCATGAATTTCCCTGACTTTCCTTCTTTTATCCAAGCGGAAATCCAGTAATCTTTGCCATCTACTGTGATATTTCCTTTGTACTGAGGCGACCTTTCGTTTTCAATTTTGTCGGATTTGAACAAAACACCACTGTTATCACGTTTTTCCATTTATAGCTCCTTAGCCTTTTTTAACGCACTTCTTACTTTACTGGGAAGAAGAGTCCACAAGGCGATCTTTTGCTCGTTATCTAGGTTCTCTTCATCCAACTTAACCAAGGCTTCCCTTGGATCACCTTGCTCACACATGGCAATCAATTCTATTGCCACTTCTTCAAGATACCTTAATTCCTCGATTGGGATGTCCTGTTGTGCGCCTTGGGTGGGGCTAATGATGACCTTATCTTCCTTCATTGGGGGAGAAGAGTCTAAAGCATCGTGTTCTACGATCTCCATTGCTGAAACCCACAGATAACGCCTAGTATACGTTTCTACCGCACCAAGGTTCTGGATTGGGTGGCATCCCTTTAGATTGGCTTCTGCCATAGGGCTTGTCAGCTTGATCTCTGTACTGTCTTCAGTATCGGTAATGGTTAGGGTTGCTAGTTCTTTATCGAACGATACAACCCCGCACAGACCTACTCTGGCAAAGATTTGATTGATTGTTGGCAGAAAGTCACCAAGCTCGAAATAAGAATACCCCGCAAACTTGTTGTGGCCTGACTTTTTAAGTGGTGCTTGTTGCAAGAGCATCCTTGCTTCCATCAACTTTTTATGTACTAAACCCATTATTAACTCCTTTGATTTTCGTTTAACTCTTGTTGAATAATCTCTTTTTGTTGGTCAGGATATAAATCCTTGAACTCGATAAAGTCTGCTTCTTGGCAGCAAACTATCTTGTTTCCCTTGATTGTCAGGCAATAGGGGCAGTAGTGTATGTCTGAGAACTCTGACACATAGGTTTGAAATAGTGTTTTCAATGGAAGCTCTCATAAGCCATTGTCCACAGAACATCACCCGCCAGATCGGTAAGTTTATTCAACTCATCTTCTGTCAATGGTGTTCCATCTTCATAGCATCCACCTGAAAAGTAGGCATCAGCAAAGTCTGGGAAGTCTCTGCTATCTACTCCATCTATCTCTAGGTCTACAACCTTTTTTCCATTAAGAATCGGCATATTTACTCCTGTTGACCAATGGATTTTAAGTTTTTCTTTGCTTCTTTCAAAGCAATTCTGTGACGCAAAAGATCAATCAATGACGCTGTGATCTGGTCATGCAACTCCATTGGTAATGGGGCAGAATGTGCCGCTGAACGCAATGTTTTGATTGCTCTGTTTGTTTGATACATATTCATATTTACTCCTGTTGAACGTGGGTTACTGTTTGCCCACACCGATAATGTGCCACAGGTTTTACAGGAAATATCTAGGGATAAACCCTAATAGACAGACTAAAAAACAACACTACTATTCTGAGCATGAACATCGAACAAATTGAACAAACTTGTGCGGAAACCCTACAGGGCTACGCAAACCGAATGGCTAGTGTCTATGTAGACGAACCAGAGGACTTTAATGCCTCTGTAACAGCTCTACTTGCTAGAACGCTAGAGATTCATTTAAACCGCCCAATTAACCTGGAGAACCTTTACAAATGACCCAACAAGCAGTTATCAGAGCATTACAAAATGGCCCACTTACGTCCTACCAACTAGAGGACTTAACTGGCATACCAAGACTATCCATTGCAGCTTGTTGCACCAAGATGAGCTACAAAAAGAAGTTAGTTATTGGAAAAATTAAGATGGGTCGTTCTTGGGTTTCTCAGTACACGTTAGCACCGCACATGATCGAGGCTCAAAAAGTTGTCAATGATGAGCCTCGTGATCTACTAACCCCGTTTGACATCAGGAACGCACAGGGTATCTTTACTAAGGCTGAGTATGCGGTGATGAATTCTCAAGCCCGTAGATTGCTTGGCAGACAACCAACAAATGAAATAACCAACAATCAATTTATTTGATACAATGTTTTGAAACACGGCTAAGTACGAAGTCATGAGCGTACTGAAAAGAGAACTCCCCTCCTGCCGCAGTTTCTTTCTGGGAGATTTGCGGAGAAGTGCCATGCACTATTACAAATTTAACATAGCGGATTATCGTAAAGATACTGGTCATTTATCAACCATTGAACATGGCATCTACCGCCAGTTGATTGATTGGTATTACCTTGATGAACAACCCATTCCAGAGGAAACCCAAGTGGTTATCAGGCGGTTACGCTTGGGTTCTGAAGAGGTTACTTTTCTAAGAAATATTCTTGCCGATTTCTTTGTTTTAGGCAAAAAAGGGTATACACACAAACGCATTGAAGTTGAAATTAAAGACTATCAAGAGCAAGTTGAGAAAAACAAGAACAATGGGAAGCTAGGCGGTAGACCAAAGAAAACCCAAGTGGTTATTGATGGGTTGCCAAATGAAAGCCAAAATAACCCTAACCAAGAACCACTAACCACTAACCATAAACCAATATATAAAGATACTAACGTATCTTTGTCGGCAGAGGGTCTGCCAACTTGTCCACATCAAGATATTCTTTTGCTTTACAAAAAGCATTTACCACACCTTACTCAGCCAAGGGTTTGGGAAGGTAATCGGCAGGTAGTTTTGAAGTCAAGATGGATTCAAGCTGCCAAGCCATCGAACTACTCTCCTGAAGGCTACAAAACTAAAGAAGATGGGTTGAAGTGGTGGGACTCATTCTTTGGCTACATAGCAAATGATTCCTCCTTGGCAAACGGATTTAAAACCAAAGACAGAACTTGGTTGCCAGATTTGGAGTGGATCACAAATGCCACAAACTTCGCAAAAATTATTGATGGGAAATACGCAAAATGACATTCGCTAAACCAGACGCAAAACAAAAAGACGACTTTGAATATTCAACATATTGCTCAGTTGATGGATGTGGATACTTATGGGCAGTCAGGGCTGATGGCGATAAGCCTAAATGCTCTAAACATCAATGGGCTAATGACGCACCCCAAAAGAAACGCATTTTTTCTGATTTACCAGAACTGAAGGTGAAAACTGTTGCTCAGTGGTATGACGATAAGGAGCAGGTATTTTGAACTACTTTGAAGCCATGAGACTGTTAGACAAAGTAAAAGAGGGAGTCCCCTTTCCGCTTCACCTGATAAACAAAGCATTGGAGCTTACTGGTGACTTGGAGTAGGCGCAATAAAGAAAACCCTGGTGACAGAGTAATCCTTGAACAAGCAGAAGCAAGAGAGCTTTATCGAAATTGGGAGTGGAGTAAGAATCGTGACCTTATTCGTGCCAGATTAGAACGAGCCGAGAGAATCTATGGCACTGGTGCAAGAGATCGCATAAGGGAATATATGAACCGAATCAAAGATGGGACATTACTATGAGGAGAGCCGCCCGTGTTGACGCAAATCAAGAGCAAATTGTCAGTGTGCTTCGTGCCGCTGGTGCAGTGGTTTGGATTATTGGTTTACCTGTGGATTTGCTTGTAGGATATAAAAACCATACTTTCTTGGTAGAGATTAAAACAGACTCTAAAAAGAGATTAACAAAGCTACAAACAGACTTTTTTGAGAATTGGTGTGGCGGTACATTGGCAAGGATTGACAACCCTGAAGCCGCTTTAAGAATGATTCAGACATTAGGGTAAATCCCTATGGTATTACGCAAGCAATTAGGTAAGATTAAATTTTTAACAGGAGTGAATCATGGAAAAAACTTGGGAATTTGACACAACAGTAGGTGCGGGTAGCGAAGTGGTGACAGTGGTCTATGAGTACGAGCAAGACCTAGATTCCACCTTCAATGAGTCCGTGCGGGAAGTTTGGTTCGAGGGTCGTAACTGTATTGGGTTGCTGAGTGACGAGGCTTTCAAAGAACTCGAATGTGAGGCAGCAATGCGGTTTCAGCACCACAAACTCAACTACAAAATGGAAGATGTATGAAGCTAGATGAACTCGAAAAGATGGCGAAGGAGACTGCCGCCTTTGGTGTTCATCCAAGTGGTGAATTCATTTACTCTTTTTACACTGAGCAATTACAAGCCTTTGCCAAGCTGATAGAAGACCGAGTTTATGCTAAACAACTAGAACTACCAGAGCCAAGGCTAACGGGTAAGTTTTCAATCACTATGGGCAAATTCAAATGTACGGGTTGCACTGGTCTTTGGGACAGTAGCGAAGATGCCAAACACCACTCATGCAGGGATTACCAATGACTAAAGAAGAATTATTAGACCATTTAGCGCTTGAAGTGTTGAAGGCTTCCCCGCAATCCGCCCGTGATGCGTACCGTGTTGCGGAAGACATGATAGAACGCAGACAGGAAATACTGCACAAATGGGCAATGACTGAGGCTATTGTTTTTGATGGCATTGAAAAGCTAAATTTAACTGTTCGTTCTGAGCGTTGTTTAAAAGCCGATGAAGTATATACATTAACTCAATTATTAAACTGTACTAAAG